TGGTTTATCTAATTTAATTTTATTACCACGTCCATCTTCAATATTAAATAGTATCTTTTCTGTTCCCTGACATTTAATTGAATTCAATACGCTTATAGTTCCATATGCTTCCTTTTGAGATTCTGCTGATGCTGCATTTCCAGTGTCAACAATCGCAGCAGTAATTGTCACGTAAGGAACAAAAACACTTTCACGATACTCAATTCTAGGAGTTCCCGAACGGAGATCCACAGATTTTCCATCTTCATTAGCAATGATTTCAAATCTATTAAACTGTAGTGACTCTTTTGAACCTGCCATTTATCTTTTATTACTATTTAACCTATCACAACTGGCATTACTATATTGTTAACATCATGGACAATTGTATTTCCACCTTGACTATATGAGGGATTTTGTTGAATAGATGCAATCAAATTACTAGTAGATGATGGTGTTGGTGATAATGAGGATTGTAATTGTAGATTTTGTCTTGGTTGAACAGGTGCTACATTTCCTATTCCCAATACTCTTCTTACATCTGCACTGAATTTTCGTTCACCTGATGTATTATCGCTATATTTACGTTTTTGTCCATAAAAAGGAACATCAATTGCAAGATTTGCTCCATGATATCCACGATCTCCAGGTCTATATTCACTGCCAATCACAAATCCTGCCGCTCTTAATGCTGCTTTTGCTCTTTCTTTATCCGCTTCTGTTTTAAAAGCAATATGCTCATGATATTTTAGTCCACCATGTCCAACTGGATCATAATTTGCACCCTGAGTTGAATCTCCTGTTATATATTGAATTGCATTAAAAAGTCCAGGTGTTGGTGGTTTATATCCTGTCATGGAAAGAGCGGGATATACTACTACTTGCGAAGCTCGACTACCAATGTTGGGGTTTCTTCCAGTTATATCAGAAATAAATTGCTTATTTAAATTTTCATGCGGATTATCTGGAGTATAATTATTACCTTTAACTGGTTTACTGTGTGCTCCCCTCTCAAATCTATTATAAAAAATGCTTGCTGCTTCCTCTGGACTTGAAGCTGCTTTTAGTTCTCCAGCAATTCCGTGATTATTAATGTCAATAGCAATATATTGTGCTTGGGCATTTCTATTATAAGGATCCAGTCCCTTACTTTGTGCCCACTTTACAAATTTAGGCCATCTATCATCTCGGCTCCATTGAACCATACCTTCAAATCTTGGATTATCTGGAGTAGCAGTTCTATATCCACTCTCTCTTCTTATATTAGCAACAATGCCGATAGCAGCATTTTTACCATAGATTGCAGTAAAATATTCTAAAAGATCTGCCTCTATCTGAGCATTAGACCCTGAGCGAAGTTTTGCTCCAGGAACATTACCCTCAGGTCCGGTAGGTCCTGTTGTTCCGCCAGGAGGCGCTCCTTCTAAATTCAATTCCTGATTTAAATTTTGCAGAACTCTAGAGGCAGAACTTTCGAGCGCGATTGAAAAAGCATTAGATATATATCTACCAATTCTTTCACCAATATTAATACCACTTCCAATCTCTCTGGAAGGAACTACTCCACCATTTGCCATAGCAATTGATTTTGAAATATCATTAAAAGAAGAATTAAGTTCTGTATTTATTGCTGCTTCAACAACGCTACCAAACATATTACCAAGAGAGTTTGCAAGTTTTCTATCTGGTTTTTGTCCAAGTGCCATGTCAACACCAGCACCAAGCATACCACCAGCAACACCATTCAAAGATCTCATCTTCTTCAAGTCTGTAGAACTTTTTACAAGAGCTCTTAATGCGCTTCTTTTTCCTGGTTCATCTTTACCATATAAACTTTCAACTCTCAATTTTCCACCAATGTCTCTTCCGGGTTGAACTTTTGTAGGAGTAAAAGTTTTACGTGTTGATGTACGTTGAGTTTTAATTTTTCTTGTAGGTGTAACCCTAGATTGTCCAGATCTAACTTGCCCACCTTGTGCTTTTGCTGGAGTTGGTTGTGGTTGATATCCTGTAAAAGCATCATATAAAGATTTGCCAACTATGTCTCCCAAGAATCCACCAACAAATAATCCAACACCAGCACCAAGACCAAAAGTTGTTCCTCCAGCAAGCGCAAGTCCAATACCTTGTCCAACAGCACTTCCAACCGCACCTGCTGCTGCTCTAGATGGTTTCTCACGAAAGACGACAGTATCAACGATAAAACCAATTAGAGCACCAATAATTGGAACTCTTGCGATGCTCAATCTTGCTGCACCTTTAGCACCTTGAGTTGCTGTTGTTTGAGCAGCCTTTCTTGCTGCAACTGACTGTTCAAATGTTAAACCTTTCCTTGCTTGCTCTAATCCGAATCCTCTTGAAGATGCTTGTCCGGGTGCTCTATATCTACCGGGAGTCATTCCAGTTCCAGCACCAAATCCACTAATTGGTTTTGGAACCGCCCCCATACCTAAAGACCTTGAAGCACCTGCACCAATACCACCTGCAGCACCTCTAGGAGATCTAGGTGCAGTGCTAGCAATTAACATGGATGCCATAATGGCACCATTCAATAATTTGTTTAATTCTCCAGAAAATTTATCAAATTGTTTTGCTGCATCTTTTCCACCAATATCATCAATTTTCTTACGAACATTATCATAAGTTTGATATCCCAAATCAATAAATTTAATAACGCCATCTATTGCATTTTTTGCAAATATATCAATAAACTTAGTGACTGGTTCAATATATTTTCCAAACTCCAATAACTTGGGAAGATATTTGTTATACTTATCAAATAAAAATCCTGCAAAAGTAAAAGCAATAAATCTTTTAATTGTATCAAGAATGCTTCCACCAGGTAAAGATAATTTTGGTAGACTATTAAAATCTACCTTTCTGCCCGGTTTAGTTTCTAACTTTTTCTCTCTGTCCTCTGCTTTCTGTCTTTCTTTTTCTTTTCTTTTTCGTGTATTTTCACTTTGTTGAATTAAATAAGTGTTACCAATTACATCTTGAATCTTTAAAACTTTCTTTTTAATGACTAAAAGACTGCCACCAGATCCTTGAGTTTCTCTATCTGCAGGTTTTAAAAGTTTTTGAGATATATTTACATCTTTCTTATAAAGAATATTACTTACAGGAACCAAAAATGGTTTTTGTGTATCTACGATGGAACCCCCAGATTTGCCCGAGGGTAATAATTTTTTAGAATCTATGACTGCCATATCATCCTACCCCCATCAAATCACCAATTCCAAGAGACCGAATTACCATTTCTCTATGAGGAATTCTGGCAACAACTGAAACATCTGGTATTTGTGTTCCAGTTTTAACAGGAACACTTGGTTTTTTGCCTGGTATTGTTTGTGGCGGTAAAACAATTGTTTGAGTTCTAGAAACAATTGTTGGAGTTCCTATAGGCATTGCTCTTGACTGTGGACCCATAACTGCAGGATGCCTTCTAAAGAAAGTGTCATGTCCATCAGGTTCATGCCCATATTGACGCATTATTTCTATTTGCCTTTTCGTAGCACCTTGTATAGTTTGAACATTTTGTTTCAAATTCAAATTCATTCCAGATGAAGGTTTGGGTTTAAACCCTGAAGTAGGAGTAGATGTTCCTGTTTTAGGAACACTCACATGTCTACCAAAGAGAGGCCCACTTTCAAATCTACTTAGAGTACTAGGAGCACTTGGAGATGTATTATATCTTTGAGCTGCTGCAGGAGAATAAGTTTGATTTAATGGTAAGTTTCTAACACCTCCAACATTTAATCCCAAAAATTTATTTTGATATCCAAGTTCCATTCCTCTAGGTGCCATGACAGTTCCAGTTCCAGGCAATCCTAGTCTACCCAAGGCACCAATAAGTCCGCCACCTTGAGCAAGTTGAATATTATTCACCATTCTGGGAATATTTGTTCCACCAGCATCCTTATTTAATTTAAGGAAAAAATTAGCACCATGTTTATCAACTGCTTTTTTAGACATCATAACTTCACCGGGTTGTGCAGCAATCAACTGAGTATCAGGACCTGCACCAGTAATTCTTACACCACTGTCATCATCAATACCACCTCCCTCTGTAAAAGCAATATCTTTTACATTTACAATTTTATCAACTGCCCCACCACCAAAGAATGATTTTCTTCTTACTCTACCACCACCACTAAACATTCCACCAAGTCCTCTTTGAAGAACTTGTTCTTGTTGCAGTTGTGCGGGAAGAGGAGTTTTTCCTGTTCTAGCAGTTTGCTGAGGTGTTACAATAGATTTATCAGTTTTCTTTTGCTGTGCTCTGAACTTTTCATTCATTTGGACAGCAGCATATGCTCCAGCTCCAGCAGCAACTGTACCAAAAATTAATGGATTAGCTGCCATAAATCTAACCATTTGAGGAACAAAAGTCCTCAGCATTTTAAGAGTTCCGCGAACAAATGCACCAAGAGGAGTCAGAAATAATCCAGCAGCAAATGCTAATGCAGGCCACCAATCCTTTAAGAATCTACCAAGAATTTTTACTTTCTTTTCATTTGCAGGATCAGCAAACCACTTTAAAACTTTATCAACTAAAAATCCAATCAAAGTAAACTGAATGAATCTCATGATTCTATCAAGAATACTTTGGAATGGCGCTACTAAAGTTTTAACTAATCCAAGTGCTTTTTTTAATGGTTTTTCTAATTCTACCTCTCTTTTAGTTCTTCTTCTTTGTTCGTCAGACTTTCTACTCTCTTCTGCCTTTTTCTTCTCTTGCTTATTTTGTTCTGTAATGCTCTTTAGTAATTCGTCAAGTGCTTTGCTAATATCCTTTATATCTTCAGAAGATTCTCCAACAGAAGTTGATGGTTGAGGTATTATTGCTTTTGATGTTAGATAAAATCTTTCGGTAGAAACTTTGACAGGACCAGTTACACCAATATTTTCTGCAGTAATTTTCTTTCTTCTTATTTTAAATCTACCAACTTTTCCTTTAACTTTTCTAAATTCTTCAACAAGTAGTTCGTCTTCTTCTGTAGAAAGTTTTTTACCAAAACTTCTAGACGCAGCAAGTCTTTCTTTTAAAAGAGAAATATAAGTTCCATAATCAATATCAAATACATCATCCAATCCAAGAAGTTTTAATATTCTTTCATCTATATTTTCATCAACTAAATCCTCTTCACCCTTACCCTCATACAAAGCAAGAGCGGATTCTCTTTTACCCTCCGCTCTTATGCTTGCCAGTAGATCATCTAACTCGTCAGGACCCATTTTGCTGCTGCTTAAGTTTTTCTTCTTCTAAATGAGCTCTTAATAATTCAACATAGATGTCTCGTTCCCAAGGCATCATGTTTTCAATCTCCGTTAATGAATATTTATGGTACTGCATCAAGGAAAAATTAAGCTTGAAGTAACTCTCCAAGTCCATGTGGACTAGAGCTATGCGAAAAAACTTGAGAGTCCCTCCAGCACAACAGTGCTCTCAACTTCAGTTTTTGGATTTGTAACTTTAACTTCATGAGAAAGTTTTGGCATTGACTCAAAGAACTTTTCAATCTCTTTGAATTGAGTTGAGTTCATCTGCTCAAGAAATTCTATTAGTTCTTTCTTAGTACAGTCTGCCGCTGCCCAAACTTCTTCCTCATTATAGATCTTATCAATACACGCTGCCACCAGATCAAAAGATTGATCCATTGCACCATCAGAACTAAAATCAAAGTTGCTCTTGATGAATTGATCTAGAGATGGATACTTCATTTCCATCACAATTGATTTATCAACTTGAATTTTATTAGAGTGATCCTCTTTCTTTTCTACTTTGATATCATCGATACTAATTTTGACAGGAACATAAGTCTCACCATCATCAGGACAAATAATATTGACTTCAATCTCTTCTCCAACAGATTTACCTCTGATGTTTAGGAAAAGATATTCAATATCAAATGTTGGCAGAGTTTCTACCTTAATTCCTTTAGTATGAATACAGGATTTGATTACGTTCTTAATTGCAGTTGTAATCTCTTTTGTATTCTCACTTTCTAATGCTAGTACTAATAATTTTTCTTCTTTAACTAAAAATGGTCTATATTGAATTGTTTGTCCAGTAGAAGGTAGTTCCAACTCATATGTTGGTGTAGAGATCTTTGGTAAAGGCATAATATCCTATAGATGTTTCAGTGTGATTATTTATTGTTGCTGAATAGTTCCTCCAGTTAATAAACCTTGTTCAGCAAGTTGAGCTTGTAAAGGTCTATTTGGATCAAGTCCATTTACATTTATCTGGTCTCCATTTGGACGATTTAAAGTAAGAGATTCTCTAGGTGGAACAATATTTTCTCCACCACCAACGATATATCTTGAATAGTTAAATGACACGGTACACTTTAATAATTGAGAAGAATCATAGGAAACTGGCATTGAATCAATGCTGATTGGATATGCATTTAAAAATCTATATTGAAGTATTCTTCCAGCATAATCTCTTTCAAACTTTTTAAGATATATTGTTGTTTGATATTGCTTTGGAAAATTAACTCTATAAAAATGATTTAGATTTTCAATTCCAGGTATTCCATTAGCATCGGCAAATTGTTCATTTACAATATAAGAGATCCAGTTTTCAAAGAAATAAATTATATTATAGTCATGATCAACATAAAAAGTAAAGGATGCTCTATCATCATACTGTCTTCTATAAACATGTCTCTCTGTTACACCACTATAATCATTATTAATTTCATGTGTTGCTAAAGATGATCCGGGAAGTGATGCTTCAGAACATGATAAGGAAAAAAATTCCGAATTGCTTCCATATGCAATTCCAAGCCCAGCATTTGCCTTTTGGGAAATCCACTGCTGAACTAAGTCAGGTGGATTAAACCAACATTGAAAATGAGATGTTAAAGCAGGATTTAAAATAGACGCTTTTAAATCTGTTAATACCTTCTTAGATGGACTGGGTGCAGGCATCTATCTATAAATACTTCTATTGATATATTATGTAGTAAGGATAATGGCAGAAAGTATTAAAAGCAAATACAAACCAGAATATCCTAAAAAATATAAAGGTGATGCAAATAATATCATTTGTAGAAGTAGTTGGGAAAGACGTTTCTGTAGATGGTGCGACTTAAATGAAAATATAATTTCTTGGGGAAGCGAAGAATTTTGGATTCCTTATGTTTCTCCTGTAGATAATCGTGTTCATAGATACTTTCCTGATTTTATTATTAAAGTTAAAGAACAAACTGGCGAAATCAAAACTTATATTATTGAAGTAAAACCAAAGAAACAAACTGTTCCACCAAAACAAAAATCAAGAGTGACTAAATCTTTTCTTTACGAAGCAAAAACTTATGCGGTTAACCAAGCAAAGTGGAAAGCAGCAGATGAGTTTTGTAAAGATAGAATGATAGAGTTCAAAGTAATTACAGAAGACGAACTAGGTATCAGATAATGGCGTTAACTGGATACGAGAAACCATTAACAGAGTATTCAAAAAATGAACTAGCTCAGATTGCGGCAAAATATACAGTATATTATCAGACTGCCTCTGGAAAAGGATCTATTGGTAATTATCAATCTCTTTCAAAAGAAAGATTGGTAGAATTAATTGAGAATGATACTGATTATCAAAAAGCACGACCAAGGTCACGTATTTCTATTTTACAAAATAGAATCAGAAACGTAGATGATCCAGAAGAAATTATGTTGGAGATAATTACTATCTTTAAAGACCTTGAATTTATACCAGATGTTGGAAAATATTATACATTTATCTACAATGCTAAGACTCCAAATATAAAATACGATCAACATCCTTTAATTGCAACACTTGGGGTTTTTCCTTGGGGATTTAGAGGACTTAATTTTCATTGGGAGAATGTTGACATAACACAATGTGTAAGAAATTACACTTGGAATGAAGTCGCTGGACAACTTCATACGGTATACGACGATGAGATTGATTATATGAAGAGAATAAATTATGCCAAGTTTAGAATAAATAGATAAAAAGTATCAATAAATGTCTCATACTCTACAAAAAATTGAGATGATTAATCCTCTTGTATTTGGGGAAGAGTTCTGATGGCTGATAAGATAAAATATATCTACGGTGAGCAATTTGCACAAAAATTGCCTGGAAGTAATCAAAATTTTTACTTTAGAACAATTACTGGATATAAAGTAGATAATAATGGAAAACCTATAGAAGGAACAGCAAGAACTGATTTATATTATGCACCTAAGCCTGCAGCAAGAACTTCTGACGGAAAAACATGGACTCCAGGAACTGCCGACTCTATAGATAATTTTAATCCAGGTGGATGGGTTAGGGCTGGATCTACTACAGATAATGGAAAAACTTATAATTTTAGAAATTACTCACAAGAAGATGCAGATCTCGGGAAAATTCCTCCAGGAAAAAATGTGGGAGATGAAGTTTTAGGAGCAACCGCACAACAGTCATTAACTACAAGTGGTGGTAGGTTTTATGAAGCAGTGCAAAACAACCTTATAAACCTTGCAGCAAATACTCAACCAGGACTTGCACAAGTAGTATCTGTAAAGCAAGCAAATGCGGTTGCACCACCTTCTCCCCAACAACCAGATCCAGAGATTGTTGCAAGAGATACCCAAACTATTGCTGCAAGAGATGCAGTAGAAAGCGCACAACCAATTAATATTTCAATTCCATCCGAAAATGTGAGAATGGATTATGGCCCTCCGCTATTTTATCCACAAGAATTAGAAAGTAATAAGCAAGATAGAATAACTTTCACCATGAAAAGATTGACTGGTAGCACAATAAATCCAAACTCTTTTGAATCTAATGTAAAGTCAATAGATAGACGCAATTTGGAGGAGATAAAGGGGTCTGTAACTTTACCAATTCAACCATCAATTAGTGACAATAATAGTGTTGATTGGAGTGGAGGAACATTAAATGCTATTCAAGCATATGGGGCAGCTGCTTCTATGAAAATAATTGGAAGTGATGATGCGGTCCAACTAGGAGATAATGTATCGCGTATTATGGGGGTCATAGCTAGAGAAGTAACAACAAAAGGTTTATATCAAGACGCATTTAAAACTTATTTTGCACAAGAAGCAGTAGGAACACAGAATTTATTATCAAGAGCAACAGGAGCAATACTAAATCCAAACCTAGAGTTGCTATTTAACGGACCTTCTTTACGTCCCTTTGCATTCACTTTTAGAATGTCTCCAAGAGATCCAAAAGAAGCAGAACAAGTTAGAAAAATTATTCGATTTTTCAAACAAGGAATGTCTGTTAAGGCAACACCATCAAACGTTTTTCTCCAATCTCCCAATATCTTTGCAATCAGATATCAACATTGGGATGGCGAAAAGTTTTCAGAACATCCTTCAATTAATAGAATTAAAAGATGTGCTCTAATAAGTTGTGATGTTGATTATACTCCAGATGGAACATACATGACATATAATGACGAAAGAAAAACAATGACATCATACCAATTATCTCTTAGATTCAGTGAACTTGAACCAGTTTATGAAGATGATTATGGCGGAGCGTCTGGAAAAACATCGACTACAGCAGGAAGACCACTAGCAAACGACGAAATAGGTTACTAAAATGCCAACATACTTTCGCCAAGTTCCAAACTTTGAATACGTCAGTAGAACTGCTGACACTAAGAATATATCAGAATACAGAACTGTCAAAAATCTTTTCAAGAAAGGAAAACTTCGTGATGATATTTTTGGAGATCTAACATTCTTCACCAAGTATCAAATTATTGGAGATGATCGTCCAGATAATGTTGCGTATGAAGTTTATGGTGATGAAACATTAGACTGGTTGATTCTTCTTTCAAATAATATTTTGAACGTTCAAACTGAGTGGCCATTAACTCAAGATTCTTTTCAAAATTTTCTTATCAATAAGTATGGTTCTGATGAAATAATTTTTGAAACACATCATTATGAAACCACAAGAATTATAGACAGTTCGGGAGTAACAATTGTCCCTGCAGGATTAATTGTAGATTCTAATTATAGTGTTGAATATTATGATTCTAATCTAGAGTCTTATGTTACAAAGACAAATATTGCAGTTCCAGTCACAAACTATGATTATGAAAGCAAAATTGAAGATGCCAAGAGAAATATTTTTGTTCTAAAGGCAGATTACATAAATGTAGTATTAAATGATATGGATGAAATCATGCCATATAAAGAGGGTTCCACCCAGTATGTGAGTGAAACCCTTAAGAGAGCAGAGAATATTAGACTTTATTCTTGATCAATCTTCAGCAAGACGCTGGAAATATGCAAGAGCATCATCTTCATCTTCATCAACTTCCTTTGTAACTACAGGAAGTGAAGGAGACTTGGAGCGAGCATAAGACTGCTCCAGTTCCTCTACAACACGATCTTGGACTGTGGGAGTTTGTTGAAACTCTTCCAGTTCATCTTCTTGCTCAACCACTGCGCGAGAACGAGCAGGAGAAGAGTTCTTAAGACCAAGAACCATATTCATACGACGCTCAAGTTCTTCATAAGACTTGAATTGATCAGGAGCAGTTACTGCTGCAAGAGAATACTCTTTCTTCCAGATTGTTTCAAGAGCATCGTCATCATCCAGTAGAGGTTCTACAGGACCAAACTCAGACTTATCATAGTTCCAATAACCATCCTTCTTCACAATCTTCAGTTTGAAGTTTGCACCTTGCCAGAAGTCAAAAGGATTGATAGGAGTCTCATCTTCAAACTCAGGTTGCATTGCTTCCATGATCTTGTCAAAGATCTTCTTACCATACTTAAAGAGGAATACCTTACCTTCGTTATGAGGATTTGTAGGATCTTTTACAACGTAGATGTTGCTGTAATAAGAAAGTTTACGCTTCTGCTTACGAACAGTTTCTTTGTTTGCTTCAGAACCACTGTTCCAGAGTTCACGATTGTGTTCGCCCAGTGGATCTTTCTGACCAATGGTAGTCAGAGAGTTTTCAATGTACCAACCACCAGGTCCTTGGAAGGCATGAGAATACATTTTTGCCCAAGGAAGTTCTTCGCCCTCAGGAGCAGGAAGAAAACGGATGACTGCGAAACCATTACCAGTCTTATCCATTTCGGGTTTCCAGAGACGCTCATCTGCGCCGCCAGAAGTTGTACTCATCTTCTCTACTTCCTTTACCAGTTTGGAAGTCAGTGAACCAAGAGAAGATTGTTTTTTAAGGTCAGAAAAAGACATTAGATTACCTCGGATTTGTAGGATTTGGCTTGTGTGTACCTTGTTATTCTACAGGTCGGAACCTGTTTTGTCAATCTGCTGCTTCATCACCTCAAGCATTTTGGTCATGTTAGAAAAAATAACATTCATGTCAACACCAGCAGGAAGTCCCATCATTCTAGCAGAGTCTGAAATTTTTTCTTTCATCTCTCTTGCTTCAGGATCATCAGATAAACTCATACGAGTATACAAAACCTGTTGCTTGCTCAATAGTTTTTCAAGAAGATCTACGTGACGAATTTTATCTTCCTTCGTCATTGAAGGAAACTTAAAAACACTTCCATAAATTTCTTCTTGAAGTTCAGAAATTTCTGCCATCTCTGAACGAACAAATTCGGAATCAAAAAAACTCATTTGTCTCCCAAAATAACTTCCTTCAAAATTTTGCGATAACGCAGTACATCAATATTTAGAAACGGATTATACTTTTTAATTTTACGACTGACGGTTTCCCACACTGGATCCTTCAGTTTCCTATCAAAAGTATTCCCGTACAGGAATATTTTGTCGTAGATCACCATGGTTTCCAGACTAATTTTCCCGCTCAGGAACTTTTTAAGTAAGGGTGGATGTCCCTTTGAACACTTGAACACATCTTCAAATTTGTTTTCTTCAAATAAAGATTGACTTTCTTCTTTGAAGATATAGGACAGTGATTGGACTTTCTTTTGCCATTGTTGATATCTATCTTCACCCTCTTTCATCATTTCCCCGATCCAAATAGTTTCTGGATTGCTAGAAGAAACAAAGTTAGCAACAAAAAAGTCTACAACCTCTTGATCAGTTTTATTTCTTGCAAACTTTTCAAACCAAAAGCGATCTTTTCTTTTATAAAAAGACTGGACAGATGCTCTTACTTTTTTATTATATTTAAAGTAATCATAAGAATCTTTTGTAAAGTGATTCTTTAGAGCAAGGTATTCACGATAAGCATCAAACGGCATCATTCAAAAAACTAATTTTGCGCGGGAAGTTTTCTTGAGAAAATTAAGTTCCATTGCTTCATACTTAATCTTCTCTTTCAGAGGTTTTGAAATAAGTTTAGGAACAGATTCTACGTCAATGTTATTTTGTTCACAGAAATGAACAATAGCGTCAATGTAACTCATGTCAACATTGACCTGAACTAATTTTTCAATTTCTTGAGCAAACCTTGAAGGACAAAAGAATTTGCTTTCTAGAACTTTTTCTAATTCATTCTCCATCTTGCCTAGTATTGTGATGTACAAATTCTTTAATGTATCGGACTAATAACTTAATATAGTCGTCTTTGTTTCTTTTGTCAAATACTTTCACTTCCCCACCAGGAGTTACCATTAAAGTAATTAACTTTTTAACGACTTTGCCAGTCATCTCATAATATGCAGCAGCATAAAACATTTCTTGGACAAAGTAATTCTCAATCCATTCTTCTGGTTTGATTTTTTCTGATGTCTTAAAGTCAATGACTGCAAGTTCACCTTCGTATTCTGCAATACAATCTACTCTGCCCGCTAATCCAAGATACTGAGAGTAGAGTGTACGTTCAATTGCATGAATATTATTTATCTTATCAAGTTCTGGTTTGAGATGGTAGAACATAAACTTTGTCAGAGGTTGATAATCATCCCAGTTTAGTTCTTTATTTTCCATATAGTCTTGGCAGACTTGGTGGAAGTCAGTTCCTCTTGTAGTTGCCCTTTTAGTAATACGATTTGCTTCTTCAAGTCCAACACGTTCACGCCACTTTACAAAGATTTGACGATTATAAAAAGAAGTTACTGATGTAATAGAAGGCACCCAATCTCCATTAGGTAGGTTATAGAGACGGATGCTTTCTGTAGTTTTACATTCTAGTTCAATATCACCGAGATAATTATGATGAATAAAACTCATACGTTTAATTCCATTTTTGCAAGAATATATTCTTTAACTAGTCCAGAACGAACAATATCTTCTGCACCAAATTCTACAATATCAAATGAAGGCATAATACGTAGAATTTTCATGAAGTCAACAATCCCATTCTTTTCATTTGATTTAATCAAATCTGATTGAGTGGCATCACCACAGAACATGATCTTACTATTCTCACCAACACGAGTGATGATTGAATCAAGTTCGTGGAAATTTAAGTTCTGGAATTCATCTACAATAATGATTGCATTGTCCAGAGTAGTTCCGCGAATAAAAGAAGTACTCCAAAAACTAATCGTTCCTTGAGTTTTGAGGTTTCCATATAGCATTTCAAATGCAGAATCATCAGGCATTTCAAACATATACTTCACCATGTTCTTATAAGGAATCTGATAAAGTGAAGACTTATCTTCATGGTCTCCGGGAAGAAATCCAATTTCTCTTGTTGCTACTAGAGAACGAACAATATAGATCTTTTCATATGGCGATCTTTCATCAAGCACATCTCTAAGTGCGTTGTACAGCGCAATAAAAGTTTTACCAGTGCCCGCACAACCATAAGCAACAATGTTTTGATCTAGTTTATATGATCTAAAAAATTCTTCTTGATTATCAGTTAAAGGTTCAATCGCCTTCATGATATCAAGATTGATTGGCTTCTTACGTTTCATCTGCCTATTACTCATTCCAAATGGAACAGGATTTTGAGGAGAATTTCTTTTTTTCGTTGGCATAATTATGTCAGAGTGGTTTTACATTAGATCCTGGAACTTTTGATGCTTTGTGAAGAACATCGTTCCATCCAGGATGTGACTTTTTCAGTCGGTCATAGACTTCTCCTAGATCTCCTGATGAAGGACAAGTAGCAGGATCAGACCAATCTCTATCCCAATCAGGATTATTTTCTTTCCACTGGGACCAATCGTGAACACTCATTGTCACTTCTTTTTGTTCACCAGTTTGTTTGTTAATAACAGGATATGTTGCCATATGTTACATAAAAATATAGGAATATTTATTCAATAGTAATAGAAGGTGCATCATTACACTCAGAGCATCCTTCACGAGTCCAACCAAGTGCTTCAGATACTGCAGGAAACTGACAAGTAAAAATGCATCGTACTAGTTCTGCAATCTCCATGTGTTCCTTCTGTGTGCCATGAGAAGAACGCAAATCAATGTAATGGATCCATGACCTTACAGAACCGGTCATATAGAGGCGTGTGGGCGTCGCTAAGGGCAGTACAAACCTTGCGCACTCCTTTGCCACTCCTTTCTCCAGAAGGCGGTTGTAGAGGCGTAGACCATGCTCAAAATGAACGCGAATATCTTCTGTTAAAGTCAGTTTCAAATAATCAGGAATATCGTCAATGGAGTTCTGGCGATTCTTTGTATCCTGCCTACGTAGTTCGGGAAGAGGAATAGTTTTATTCAGCAGATTTGTGTCTGCATATCGTTGTGAAAATTCTTGATATGTAAAACTTCTATGTCGGAGAATTTGAGCCGCAATACCACGAGTTGTATTGATCTCTACTGTCATACTTGCTTGTTCAAAGATGCTCCAGTGTTGATGTTGAATACAATACTTGAGCAGTCCAGAGAACTTTTCATTCTCTTGATTAGCAGGATTACTTACCCTTGCACAGTATGCCATATGCTTCTCTGCATCAGGAGTAACGCTAATGAGTTTTACTTCTGGTTTCATAAACTCAAATTCAGTCTGGGTATCCATCATCGTCTCCATCATAAAATACTTCGTCGTAATCGGTAATGTAAGGTGCTATTTCTTCGTAACTTGTTTTGTACGAATCTACATCAGAATAGATCTCTGACTTCAAACATTCTACCAGAGATTCAAGGTTTCTGACAATTAGCTTAAGCTTTTCTCTATCCATGTTTTATTAACCCTGACAAAGGTAATTATACACAAAAAAAGAGGGGGAGTCAAGTCCCCCTCTGAATCATTTTGCTGCTACTAGAGTAGCAAGAGATGCTTGTTTACGCCTCTCTTCCTTTTGCTTCTGCTCTTTAATGAGTTGAAGCGCATTGAGTTTTTTCATCACTTGTGTCCCTCCTTTACAAACTTAACACCACGATAGGTTTCGTTGTATTGTTGGGGTTGTTGCATCATCTGCTGTTGATACTCTAAACGCTTTTGCGTATCGTATTCAACTCCGCGATAAACTACTTTAGACATTAGGGTTCTCCTTAGTTTTTTAGGTTAAAGAGCGTTCCTTCAGTCGGCGTTTGCGTTCGCTATTTGCGAATAGCGAATGAACGATCCGTTCCGCGTCGGCTTACTTCCGTCTGATAATACAGATGAACGTAAGGTCATTATAGACCTGTTAGTATAGTTATGCAAAAACTTTTGTAACTTTTGTTACAATTTAATCTCTCTGTCTCCAATCATCTGGTTTATCACCAGAAAAGAAATCAATTATATCGTCTACGCTATTGAATCCTGTTCTATGATTTGAAGGATCTGGATCTCCAAGATCTAGTTGATTCATAAAATCATCAAGACCACCTTCCTGCATATTAGGATTAGCAGCACGTCTTCTTGCTTGTCTTAAAATAGTCGCAGCAGAACGATTTGCTTTGGCAAGTTTTTCTGCCCAGATCATTTCACTTAACTCTACAGATTCGCCCATCACAATTCTCTCACAGATTGCTTCAAGGCGAAGGCGGTATTGAGTAGAGAGCATATACTTCTCCAGATATAGTGTATTTATTTTATCGCTCAATATAGCTTAATGTATGATCTTTAGCATAGAGTTGATGGATGATCATATCACATCCTATCTTAGGATTACAATCACCACAGGTATAAACATCTACTGCTGCTTTACCTTCCTCCGGCCAAGTATGAATACTGATATGACTTTCAGACAACAAACAAAGCACAGTAACTCCTTGTGGTTCAAACTTTTTTGAGATAGTTTGAACCACAGTAGCACCACTTGCTATTGCAGCATTTTCTAGTAGATCTATAAGACAACGCTCATCGTCCAAAAGGACAAATGAGCATCCATACAAATTAAGTAGATAATGTTTCCCCATTCTCTTTTGCTTCGCTAATCAATGAACTTATAATCTCTTCTGTGCCGTCCATTGTTTTGATAGCAAACAGAGATGATTTTTGGTATTTTTTTATTTTTTTATATTTTTTTAGAAGTTTTTGAATTTCGTTTTTATTAATCGCAACTTCAATATTTTCTTCACTAAAACCTTCACTCATCTTTTTTTCTTTTTCTCAGGTTGTTTGTATCCCCAAATTTTAGGGTTAGTTCTACCATATCCAAAATCAATTTTTTGAATTGCACCAGGACCATATTTGTCGTAATACATGTCAAAAATACGAACTCTACTTCCTCTTACAAGATCAATACACTCTTCGTCTTCATCAGAATACCATATTAAGTATGCATCAGAAGGAAAAGATGAATCTTTTGCCTGAGCAAGTGTTGTCTTTTGAAGAAGAATATCGCACCCATAAGAGGCAGGGCTATTAGTACTTTGTTCTATTTTTTTCTTAGACATAGTATTCTCCTGCCTGTTTCCTACAAAATCACGAGTAGTGCTCATGAACGACCACCCCAACGAATGTCTGAATATGCTTCTTTTACATTTTCAAAACTAATTTTATATTTAGATGAAAGTTTTTTATCTTTTGTTAGAACAATAACCTCTGCTTCTTTAGGATGAAGTCCTTGCAAAAGATTAATAAACATCATCTCCCTGCGAATAGAACTAAGACTATTGTTTCCACCTTTTACATAATGGTAAAGATTTTGATATTCTCTGCGAAGAGAAGTGCGTCCTCTTCCATCTAAGTCTTGTCCAGTAGCAGATTCGCCACCCTGAGATTCTTTTTTAAGGTTTTCTGAAAGAGTTCCAGAGTAAACATTTTGATCTTTCAAATCACCATAAGGAACATCACCTTCTGGAAGAAGGGAAATTACAGTTTCATCAAAGTTCCAAATAAAAACTGCTTTGAGAGCATCGTTTTCATATGTCTTTAGAACTTCAACTTTTTTAGAATTTGATCTTTGCTTAGATGCTAATTCTAAAATTTCAAAAATAAATGGATTTGTTGGAAGAACGTCTATTGGAGTTTCAGTCGTCTTCCTCGTCTTCGTCGTAGTCATAATCGTAATCGTTCTCAAATCGTACAGATACTATTTCGTCAGGTATCACCTGCCCATTTTCATCAAAAAACTCTGGATGTAAGTAGGGAGGTCTTGATTCCAATAAATGCCTATAGGTTAGCCAACCTATTATACTTCCTACCATAAAAAATAGCAAGGTAAACATTACAGTGAATGTTACTACATATGCTGTTTCCATTTGTTTTCTCCAGAGAGTTTATTTTTTCCTAACATCAAAATGAAATTCTATAAAGAAATGAAACTCTCTACGGAAAAGAGAGATCATCTTACCAAACTTCACTTGAAAAGTTTTTGGTTCTGGTGATCTCTTCCTCCTATTCCTAAGTAATAACTCAACGCCCCTATTGATTTGGGGTTCTGATTTATTTAGTTTGCTTTTTCCTTCTTCCTGGTCGTTTGTCATGACTATACTTCCAGGCATCTTCTAAGATGCTATACAAATAATTTCTAATTTTTCTTGCTTCAGGTTTTGGTAGATAACCATATCCTTCACGAAGTTGTTTGTGAATTTCATCAGAACCACCTTCAAGATAATCATCTAGATCCATTACAAGACTACTGATTTCGTTTGCAGTTGAACTTCCAATAAACTCTTCAACTTCATGGCGCTTTGTTCCACGAATTTTTAAATAATCATAGAATTTTAAAACAAATTGTCCCCTAAAAGCATAATCAATAGCTTTCTCAACATCACCATAGACTTCGTGAAAGTTAGTATCCATTAAACTAGATTTTGCTCCTTCAGATATTGAACGGTATCAGTACATCCGCCAATGTGTTTTTCATCAACAATAACTTGTGGAAAAGTAGATCCTTGTCCAAATTCTGCATAGAATTCTTCTCTAGTAAAATCTACCCCAAGTTTATAAACTACATGCTGTAGTTGCGTCAACTCTAACACTTGTTGAACTTTTGTGCAATATGGGCAACCGTCTTTTGAATAAACTGTAAACTTCATAATTTTTATAAAACTGAAAGTTATTTAGCGTTAACTGGAATTCCTTTTCCTTCAGGTAACCATACTTGTTGTTGAAGTTCTATTGGAGGTAGTTCTTCTTTTGCTGCAGGTAAACCTTGTTGACCAGGAAGTTGTTTATCTGTTGTTGATGTTACGGTGATTACTTGGTCCATGATAAATTTTTGTTTTCTATAGGTTCTTTTATCTGGATTAAAACTAATCAACATAAGTGCATCAAGTTCCTCTCCACAGTGAGCAATTACTCTACCTGTGGTTTTATCTGTTACTACCCAATAATCATACATTCTTTTTCTTCTTTGGTGGTTTAGGAGGTCTATAAAGTTGAGGCCAAGTATCGCGAATTATTTCTGCCAACTTATAAGGTGTTTCTGAACTGATCATTAAAAAAGGGAGGTCACCCTCCCACTGTATCACAAAGCATTACCTCTTGGCAAGACTTCTTCAGGGAACACAAAATTCTCGTGAGGTTGATCTACTGGAGCCATCCAAGCACGAAGACCTTCATTCAGGAGAATGTTCTTGGTGTAGAAGGTTTCAAACTCAGGATCCTCAGCGGCACGAATCTCCTGACTTACAAAATCATAAGCACGTAGATTAAGGGCAAGACCAATGATACCGATGCTGGAAGTCCACAGACCCATGACAGGAACAAATAACATGAAGAAATGAAGCCAACGCTTGTTACTAAAAGCAATACCAAATATCTGTGACCAGAATCGGTTTGCAGTAACCATTGAATACGTTTCTTCTTCCTGTGTAGGTTCAAATGCTTTGAAAGTGTTTGCCTGATCGCCATCTTCAAATAGTGTATTTTCTACTGTTGCTCCATGAATCGCACAGAGCAGTGCTCCTCCTAGTATACCAGCAACTCCCATCATATGGAAGGGGTTGAGGGTCCAGTTGTGGAAACCTTGTAGGAACAGAAGGAACCTGAAGATTGCAGCAACACCAAATGAAGGTGCAAAGAACCAACTGGATTGTCCCAGTGGATACATCAAGAATACAGAAACAAATACTGCAATAGGACCAGAAAATGCAATAGCATTATAAGGGCGGATGCCGACCAGACGAGCAATCTCAAACTGGCGAAGCATAAATCCAATCAAAGCGAAAGATCCATGGAGCGCCACAAAAGGCCAGAGTCCCCCAAGTTGGCACCACCTGACGAAATCCCCCTGAGACTCAGGACCCCAAAGTAGAAGAAGAGAATGACCCATAGAATCTGCAGGCGTTGACACAGCTGCTGTAAGGAAATTAGCGCCCTCAAGGTAACTAGACGCCAACCCGTGGGTGTACCAGCTTGTAACAAACGTCGTGCCAGTAAGCCAACCACCAAGGGCAAGATAAGCAGTGGGAAAAAGAAGGAGTCCAGACCAACCCACAAATACAAAGCGATCTCGTTTAAGCCAGTCATCAAGGACATCAAACCATCCCCTCCGTGAAATTGGTTGTGAAAGTGTAGATGAAACCATTATACCTCCTGATTAAAAAAGGGGTCAGAAGACCCCAAAGATTTGATTGTTATTTTATATCAACCGATTGCAGGTGCAGTAAGAGCAACGGGAGTGCTTTCAGCAGCAGCCAAGTCCAGAGGGAAATTGTGTGCGTTCCTTTCGTGCATCACTTCCATCCCAAGTCCAGCGCGGTTTAGAACGTCAGCCCAAGTGTTGAGTACACGACCCTGACTATCAATCACAGACTGATTGAAGTTGAAACCGTTCAGGTTGAACGCCATGGTGCTAACACCAAGAGCAGTGAACCAGATACCAACTACAGGCCATGCAGCAAGGAAGAAGTGCAGCGAACGGGAGTTATTGAACGATGCATATTGGAAGATCAGTCGTCCAAAGTATCCGTGGGCGGCAACGATGTTGTAGGTCTCTTCTTCTTGTCCGAACTTGTAACCATAGTTCTGAGACTCTTGCTCTGTCGTCTCGCGGACAAGGGAAGACGTAACCAGACTTCCGTGCATAGCACTAAAGAGAGAGCCACCAAATACCCCAGCAACCCCAAGCATATGGAACGGATGCATAAGGATATTGTGTTCTGCTTGGAAGACGAGCATGTAGTTAAACGTGCCTGAGATTCCAAGAGGCATTGCATCAGAGAAGGAACCTTGACCGAAAGGATAAACAAGGAAAACCGCAGAAGCAGCAGCAACAGGAGCGGAGTAAGCAACACAGATCCAAGGACGCATCCCCAGACGATAAGAGAGTTCCCATTCACGACCCATATAAGCGTAGATACCGATAAGGAAGTGGAACACAACCAGTTGGAAAGGACCACCGTTGTAAAGCCACTCATCTAGGGAAGCAGCTTCCCAGATTGGATAAAAGTGCAGTCCAATTGCATTGGACGAAGGAATCACAGCACCAGTGATGATGTTGTTTCCGTACATGAGTGAACCAGC